CAAAACACCGTGTCCATAGGATACATAAAGGTACAACTGATTTAAAAATTAAAATAAATGGATAATTTTGATTTAAGAAAATATTTAGCTGAAGGTAAATTAAATGAACAAATGTACATTGATGATGAAGAATTTGAAATGGAAATGGGTAGATCTAAAAAAGATTCATTAAAGAAAGAAATGATGATTCATGTTGACCAGTTAATAGATGGTAATATAGACATGAACGACTTTATAAATGTTGTAGAAGACATAATGAGTGAACTAAAATAAAATGGATAATTTTGATTTAAGAAAATATTTAGCTGAAGGTAGATTATTTGAAGAAGAATTAACTCCTCTTCAAAAATATATCTTTGATTACGAATCAGACATCAGTGATAATGTAGATATGAGAGCAATTAAAGGCTTAGAAAATGCTAATGATGTATATGATTATTATGCTAATGTTAGAGGATGGGAAGGTGATCCAGATTTAGAAGACGATTTAGATAATATTTACAGACAAGTAAAAGTAAAATTTGGAGAAGGTAAATTAAATGAGAATCAAGATGATTCTTATTATATTGACGAAATTAAACGTGATTTAGAAGAATTAGATGATAAAGAAGCTAATGAATATTTAGAAGAATTAGCTAAATCAATTTTAAAACTAAAAAGATAATGAAGTGTAATTGTAAAGTATGTAATTGCGGCGTATCATGTGATTGTACATGCTGTAATTGCTAAATAAAAAACATATAGACTGATTCATAGCCAGTCGATTTAATTAAAGAAATTTAGGTAGCTGTGGCACCATTATTTGGAGCCACAGCTTTTTTTTCGTATATTAACGTGTTAAAATTAAAACTATAGATGAGTAAAAACGTAGTAATTGTAGGAGCAGGAGTAGCAGGTGTAAATGCTGCTACTAAATTAGTTGACAATAATTTTGATGGAAGAATCATTATTATTGATATGGGTAAAGACCCATACTTAAGACCTTATGAAGAGGTAATGACCGGATATTTAGGAGCAGGTGGTTGGTCTGATGGTAAATTAACTTACTCTACTCAAATTGGAGGACAATTATCTAAATATGTAGGTGATGAAAAAGCAATGGAATTAATGAAGCAAGTAGTAGATAACTTTGAGAGATTCCACCCACACCCAGAACAAATTGTCTTATCTTCACCTGATGAAGAACCAGATTTTATTAAACCATATTTTGGTTTAAGATTATTTCCAGTATGGCATATTGGTACAGATTATTTACATGAAATTGGTAAAAGTTGGTATGATTATTTAGTAAGTAAAGGTGTAGAATTTCACTGGGAAACTAAAGTTAGTGATATTGATTTTAAAACAAATGAAGTTACATTTAAATCTACTAAACCAGAATTCACTAATATGGATGACGATAGTATATTTTATGATAAACTTATATTTGGTGTAGGTAAATCAGGTATTGATTTTACTTCTGAAATAATGAAAAAATATGATTTGCCAACAGAAGAAAAACCAGCTCAAGTAGGTGTTAGATTCGAAGCACCACAAAAGCACTTCCAAAAACTAATTGATATTGCTTATGATTTTAAATTATATAGAAAATTAGATAATGTTAGTTTAAGATCATTTTGTACAAATAATAATGCTGCATATGTAGCAGTAGAAGAAACTTATGGTGATCACAGTTATAATGGTCACGCTAAAAAAGATGAGTCATTTAGAAATGATATGACCAACTTTGGTATTTTGATGGAAATTAGAGGTATTGATAAACCATTTAAGTGGGCTAGAGAATTAGTAGGTAAAGTCCAAGAAAACAGCACAGGTTTATTTTACAGCCCTAGTAGAGAACCCTCAATAACATCAGAAGGAGTAGATGTATCAGCTACTAAAATAGAAAATTTAGATGTAGTTAGAGATGCATTTCAAGGATATTTTAAATATATTGATGATTTTATCAATGATATGAAATTAGTATTTCCTACGTTGAAAGACGATTGGGGAATCTATGTACCTGAGGTAAAATACCTAGCTCCTGAACCACTGGTTAATTATTCTGATTTATCATTAACTAAATATCCAAATATTCATTTTGTTGGTGATGCTTTATCAGCAAGAGGTATTTCAGTATCAGGTGCTCATGGTACACTAGTTGCTGAAAATATTTTGGAAAATTAAATTAAATTACGTATATTATGGTTATGGAAAACAAATATGATGAATGGCCTAAGAGCCAAAAACTAAAAAAAGCTGATGGTACAGTCGCTTATGTATGGGATAATAAATTACATAATTGGGATGGTCCAGCATTAATACCAGAAGGTAATATGAAAAAAAGAGAATATTATTTGTATGGTATTCAGTATAGTGAAGCTGAACATAAAGAAGCAATAAGAAATCAAACAGGATTACCTTGGTATAAACAACCAGCACCTAAAGGTATGACTCATAGAAATTAAATATGAAAATAGGTTTATGTGGTACAATGAGTGTAGGTAAAACTACACTAGTGAAAGCGTTACAAGATTTACCTGAATTTAAGGATTATAATTTTGCTACAGAACGTAGTAAATATTTAAATGATTTAGGTATTCCATTAAATACAGATTCAACCTTAAAAGGTCAAACAGTATTTTTAGCAGAAAGATGTGCTGAATTAATGAATGATAATATAATTACTGATAGAACTATATTTGATGTAATAGCTTTTACTATGAATGCGAAATCAATTGGAAGATATGATAAGGAAATTTTTGAAAGCTATGCAAAAGAATTCATCAGAGAATATGATTATATTTTTTATATTTCTCCTGCTGGCTTACCTATTGAAGATAATGGAGTAAGAGAAACAGATGAGCATTATAGGGATATAATTGATTTTTCTATTACTAGCTTACTTAGAAAATATGGTCATTTAGCCAACAATGTAAATATTATAAAAGGTAGTACAGAGGAACGAATTGAACAAATGTTGAATGTTATAGAATTTTAACATATTTATAATAAAAACTCTATAGCAATGAAAAAATCTGAATTAAAAGCATATATTAAGGAAAGTATTATAAATACTCTAAGTGAGGAAGAACAAATTCCTGATGCTGATGAAGTAAAAGCTACTACTAAAGCATTAGCAGATATGAATAAAGAATTGGCTAAATCAAAAGAACTTCGAAAAGAAGAAGAAGAAGATGATAAAGATGCTATTAAGGCAGCTGAAAAAGCTAGAGGTAAAAATAAAAAATACGATATAGTACTTAAACAGTTTAAAGAAGTAGAGACAGAAATGAGATCTTTAGCTAGAGAATATAGTAAAGCCGATGGTGCTAAAAAAGAAGAATTATTAAAAAAGCTTAAGGATTTAACTGGTAGAAAAAACGAGTTAAAAAAAGAAGTGGATAAATATGCAGATGATCTCGTCTAAAGAAAGAGTTATATACATTTTAAAAATACTAGTTTTGATTTGTATTTTAGGATGGTTGTTATATTCAGATGAAGAAAATTATGTTGAGGATTATAATGCTAAAATAGAGGCATTAGAAGCAAAAGTTGATTCTTTACATACAATAAATGATGATTTGTCTGTAAAAATTGATACTTTAAATACTCAAATTCTATCCTTAGATAAAGAAATAGTAAACCAAGATAATTTAATTAATAATTTAAGAATAAAAACTAATGAAAAAGTTAAAGCTGTTGATAATTTTAATGATGACGAGCTTTATCAGTTTTTCACAGAACGATATAGACAGTACCTCGATTCGATTGGAAAAACCGATAGTAAAATTAGTAATTAAAGATCTAATTACTGGTGATGAAGCTAAAGAAACATTATCTATTACTGAAACAAAGATTAATTTATTAGAGAGTAAAATATCTTTAAAAGATAGTGTTATATTTAGTTTAGAAACTAAAATAGGTAATTTTGAATCTATAATGGATAATAGATCTCAACAATTAGCATTATCAAAAGAACTATCAGAACGATTACAAACTGATTTAAAAAAACAAAAACTAAAAACTAAACTAATGGGGGGAGCAGGAATATTAGTAGCGGTAGGAGTTGCTATTTTAGTTAAATAATATGGCTGGGGATTTAAAAAAAGTAATAAGAAGTGAATATCTAAAATGTGCTAAAGATCCTGTGCATTTTATGAAAAAATACTGTTATATCCAACACCCACAAAGAGGTAGAATTCAGTTTAATTTATTTCCTTTTCAAGAAAAAGTATTAACATTATTTAGAGATAATCCTTATTCTATAGTATTAAAATCTAGACAGTTAGGTTTATCTACTTTATCTGCAGGTTATTCTTTATGGATGATGTTATTTAATAAAGATAGAAATATACTTTGTATAGCAACTAAACAGGAAACTGCTAAAAATATGGTTACTAAGGTTAAATTCATGTATGAAAATTTACCTTCCTGGTTAAAAGTAGATGCGAATGAAAATAATAAATTAAATTTACGGTTAGTAAATGGTTC